TAGTTAGCAAGTCAGTTACCGATGCGCAACAATTGGACAATAATAAAATAAACTCAAACTCAATCTAAATGGCAAAAGAAAATAGAATAGTTGCATATCCAAGAATGTGGTACGTTTTAAAATTGCGTTTAGAAGCCAAAAATCGGAAGTGTTCGATTAGCGAAATAATTTGTGAAGCATTGTTTCAATATTTTAGTAAGAAGTAGTATATTTGTTTAAACAAAATAATTATGGAACTAGAATTTAGAATTTTACAAAAAGCAAAAGACGTATTTATAATTGAGAAAAAAATAACTCGTGTTCACTTTGAGGGTTTTTGGTTTTGGAAAAAAGAATACGAAACGCAATATTGGTGCAGGGTGGATTTATTTGGCAACAAATCAGCTTTTTATAGCTATATAGAAAATTCAACTTGCCTTATTGATCATGAAACTTTAGAAGAAGCTCAAAAATGGATTGCAGACTATTATAAATATCCAATAATTCACGAAGTTAAATAACCATATAAAAAGAAAGGAGATTAAAACCGCTACTTAATTGTAGCGGTTTTTTTTGTGTGCCACATTTCCCAAACTATAAATAAATAACACAATCTTTGTTCTATGAAAGTTTACAAAGCAAAATTAAAGGCGGGTACTGATGTTAATTGTTTTTCAATTGTACTTGGGGCAGCAGTTGAAACTAAACTTTCAAAGTTTGCCGATGAATCAAACAAACCCGTATTTTTTGCAAACCAAGAAAAGCGAATTATTTATTCAGTTGCAATGCGGCCAAATAAAGAAATCTTTCGCAAAGACATAAACGGCGAACCAGCTTATATAACTTTTGATGCAGAAGAAGTAGAAAAGATGCAACAATCTTATTTCAAAAGCAATAACAAAGGGCTTGCAAAAATGAGTTTAAACCATTCCGACGAATCAATAACGGACGTTTACCCAATTGAAAGCTGGATAGTTTTGAACCCTGAATTAGACAAAAGCAAAACGCTTTTAATGGAAGACGTGCAAGCGGCCGACTTAATACTTGGTTTCAAAATTGACAACGACGATGTGTGGGAAAAGTTCATTAAAACAGGCGAGGTTGACGGTATCTCATTAGAGGCTTTTTTAGATTACGAAATAATTAACCCAGAAATAAATATGAATACAGAAGAGAAAAAATCATTTATCAACGAGGTTATCGAGGTGGCAAAGTCGCTATTTATGATGAACGATAAAGAAAAAGAAGGAATGGCAGAAGTGCCAGAAGCCGAAGCACCAGCCGATCCGTTAGCAGAACTTCAAACTATGTATGATGCAGCGATTGCAGAAAATGCAGACCTTAAAGAAAAACTTGCAACGTTGCAGGCAAAGGACGTTGAAGATGCTACTACATTGGAAACTATGAAATCAGAAAAGGTAAAAGCCGAAAATGATTTGGCAGTTTTTAAAGCCGAAAAATTAGCAATAATTAATTTGCCAAAACAAAAGGAATTTGCAGAAATGACTTCGTTAGAAAAATACAGAGAATCAAAAAAAAACCAATAAAAAAATAAAATATAATGGCAATAACTTATAGCCCAATAGCAATCAGAGGTGAGGCAGTTTCACCAATTATTCAAGAAATATTTTTCTTAAATAAAACAGTCGAAAAAGGACTTGTAAATTTCGCAGACGATGTAAAAGCGTCCACAATTATTACGGAAACAGCCGTTAATGTTGTTGGTCAAGCTTACACAGGCGAAAGATTAAGTTCACTAGGTGGTCCCGTATTAAAGGACAGAGTAGCAAATCCAAAGAAAATTGAATACAAGTACACGTTCAAAATGGAAGCTTTGAGACAATCTCGATTTAACCGCGATATGGCACAAGGTGCTTTAAATATTGACAGTTCAGAGTTTAACACTCAAGTACTACAATTGACTGCCCCAAAAACATCACAAGACGCACAATTAAAGTTTTGGGCAGGATTTTCATCAGCTACTCAAGCATCAATAGCGGGTTTAACCGCTGGAGCTGGTCAAGGTTTTATTACAGCAGGCGCTAAAACCGCAGTAGCTAGTTACACGGCAGATGCAGCAGGTGTAGACGGTGTTTTGTCAAGAGTTTTATATGATGAAACTGGATTGGGAGAATATCGAAAAGTTCCAGGAACAACCGTAACGGCTGCAAACATAGCCGCTGAATATGCTAAAATTTTCGCATTGGTTAAGCCAGAAAGTTTTGAAGCTGCGGAATTGCCAGTTATGTATGCCCCTTATGCACACAGACAATTAATCTTAACTGCAAACAATGCAGTTGGAGCGGCACAACAAGTAAACTTCTTAGTTACTGGTGCTGGAGCAGCAGAAGTAATTTCATACAACGGAGTAGTAATTGAGTTCGTGCCAATTCCAACAGGATTTGTATATGTAAACCGACCTTCTGTAATTTACTTTTCAACAGATTCAACGGCTGATGTAGCATCTTTTGAGACTGGTAAAGTTGACAATGATAGTGATGTAATGTTTGTAAGAACTATTTACACTTTAGATGCAACAGTAATGTCTCAAGCCGATGGAGTTCTTTACGGAGGATAATTAAATAACTAGGGGTATGAAAATTACCCCTTTTTTAAACTAAAATATATGTGTGTTACATTAGGAGGTTCACGAAAATTAGCGTGCATAAGCGGACAAGCTGGAATAGACGCGGTATCAATTGGAGTTTTCAATTCGCTTACAAAAGTGGCTACAACCGCTACTGGAGTAGTTGAGATTGCTACATCATTTGGTGCTGCAACTTTAGCGAGATTTGAAGTTAAATCTACGACCGCAAATTATGTGGAAAATGGAATTTCAGGGGGCGATAATAGAAGCAAAGGAGTAACGGGAAATTTACCTATTATATTAAACGTTCCAAAATCGGACGGAGTAAAAACCGTTAGCGATGCTAAGAAATTATTGGACGGAGAGGTGGTTTTATTTCTTGAGAGAAAAGACGGAACTATCACGGTTGCAGGTTCACAGAATGGCGCAATGGCAATTACTATTGACGATCAAACGGGCGGAACTATTGGAGATTTAAACGGGTTTACCGTTACTTTTCAAACGATGGAGCCAGATTTTTCAAGAGAATACTTGCTAACTGCACCAGCGTTGGTAGAATATGCAGCGGCATTGAAAGCGGTAGTTTAATTCTAAAATACTAAACAGAAAGCCGTATTATTTACGGCTTTTTTTATACCAAAAAACAAAATGAAAGTACTTTTTTTAAATACGCCTTTAGTTTTTTCATTAATTCCTAGAATTTACCCACTTGAAAGTGATATTTTAACTTTGAATTTACGGAAAGAAACGGGAAGTACAACTTTTACGCCAGCATTTACTTTTACAGTTGGTCAAAAATTACAAATTACAATAACAACGCAACCCGCACAATTTAAGATTTTGGATAAATTTGAGTTTGAATTAAAAAGAGATGAAGATATTTTATATTTGGGAAAAATACAGATTTTAAAAGAGGGAACGAACATTCAAAATTTTAATTATGCCGAACAAAACGAACGATTTACCTACAAATAAAGGATTGCAAACTTTTACTTTTGAAAGTAAAGTTGAAAAATTTAGCGTTTACCAACCGATTGACATAAAGCCAAGAGTTGGCATTGACTATATTCTTAATAGCAAAAATAACACAAACAACGCTAATTATATAACTTATAAAGATGCGTACGAAGATAGTCCTACAAACAGCTCAATATTAAACGACATTCGTACTTATATGTACGGGGAAGGCTTAATAGACGAAGGCGTTGGTAAAGTTAACCTTAGACAATATATGTCTGCTGAAGACGTACTTTTGACGTGCAAAGACGATGGAATTTATGGAGGTTTTGCCGTGCAAGTTATTTGGAACGAGCAAACAAAAACACCGCTAAAAATAAAGTATATTCCGATTTATAAGTTAGGAATAAGATACAATCAATTGACTTTAGAGGTTGAAGGATATTGGTTTAGTTACGATTGGGATAACAAGCAACGATACCGACCAGAACTATATCCAAGATTTACGGGTCAATATACAGAAGGTCAAAATTTAGAAATACTTTTAGTCCGACAGCCAACGTCCGAACCGTTTTTTGCCGTTCCAGATTATTTCAGCTGTATTCCTTTTGCAAAGTTTGAGGGTGGCGTTGGCAACTATGCTGCAAACTATATTGAAAATTCTGCACACGATGTAGTAATTGTAAATTACAACCAAGGACGACAAAGCACACCAGAACTTGCAAGAAGCGAAGCTGAAAAGGTACGGGATAGAGTAAGCGGAACAAAGAACACCGCAAAAGTAATTGTATCATTTAACGATTCAATTGAAGAATCAGTAACATTTGATAAAATACCACCTAGCAATTTAAGCGAAAATATAACATTTTTTACCGAGGAAGCCGAGCGAAAAATTAAAGTCGCTCACGGAATGCCGAACATATTATTTAGCGGAAACAATCAAGGCGGTGGATTTTCTAATAATGCAGACGAATACTCAATGGCTTTGAAGATATTTTACCGTAAAAAAATAAATCCACGACGTCAAAATTGGGTAGACGGAATTAAGCAAGTTACGGATTTAATTGATGGCGAAATTATGCCTTGGTTTAAGGATTTTGAAGAGGAGAAAGAACTAGATAAAACAGTATAATTATGAAAATTTGGCTAACAGAAAACGACATACCAGCTTTAACAAGCTTTGCGGGTAATATTGATACCGATGCTTTAAAACCTTTTATAGTAATTGCGCAAACTAACGATATATTACCTATTTTAGGCTTAGATTTGTATAATAAAATAAATATCGACATTGAAAATAATACTTTGTCGGGCATTTATTTGCAATTTTACGATAAATACATAATCTTTATGCTCGCATATTTCAGTTGTTCGCATTATATTTCAATCAACACAAGCCAAATAAGCCAAAACGGAATTATAAAACCAGAACAAAGGACAGATTTAAGCGAAATAAACAGACTTTCAGCACTTTACAATCAATTAGGAAACAATGTATTTTTACAATTTAAAGAATTTATTAAATTAAATCCAGTTGTAGAGTACAAAATAGAACAAGTCACGCGAGAAACTAATGTAATTCAATTTTATTAAAAATGGCACAGGAAAATTTTAACGTATCAGAGCCTAACGATGGATTAGGCGATAAATTAAGGGCTGCATTTATAAAAGTACAAGCTAATTTTACCGACTTATTTACAAATAAAGTAGACAAAGAAATTGGAAAAGGATTAAGCACAAACGATTATACTACAACT